TGCACTCTTTTCACATGGACAACAACGATTTCCGTAAGTTATAATTATAAAACAACTTGAAGCGACGACCGAGTGGATGGTACACCTGGCAAGAGCTGTGCGAACTTTTTCATTGCAGCAAGAGCTATTTCGAGGCAGAGCTTCGGCGTCTCTTGCCGAGCACGGCGACGAAGAAGCGTGGTCGACAGAATTTTTTCAACGGCCGAGCGCTGATCGACGCCTACGCCGACCGGCCTCGACGTGGCCGCCAACCGCATGCGAGGATCCCGCCGCCGGCCGATGCCGAGCTCTTCAGCGGATCGGACAGCCCGGCGCTCGAGCGCTTTCGCCTCGCACGTGCGGAGCAGGTCGAGCTCGACCTCGCGCGTCAGCGAGGGCAGCTCTTACCACGCGAGGAAGTGCATGCATGGATGGCGCGCTTGGGCGGTACGTTACGCGCGACGTGCGAGACGCTCCAGAGACAATTCGGGAGGCAGGCTGCGGCCATGATCCAGGAGGCACTCGACGACTACGAGAGAGAGGTGAGGGAGAGATTTGACAGCGATGCTGGAAACCAGACGAGCCATCCGCGATGAATCGCTATGGCTCTCTCGCCAAGTCCGCCCGCCGCTCCTTCGCAGCATGGCGGCGTTCGCGGACGAGGAGATCGTCATCCCTGCAGGCGGTCCATTCGAAGGTCGCCGCTTCAGTTCGGAGCGCCAGCCCTATACGCGTCTTCTCTTCAGCGAGATCGACTCAGGACGATGGACGCGCATCGTTGCGACGGGACCGACGCAGAGCGGGAAGAGCCTCAGCGCATTTGTCATCCCGTGCCTCTATCACCTTTTCGAGGTGCAGGAGACAGTGATCCTTGGTCTCCCCTCACTCGACATGGCCGGCGACAAATGGCAGGTAGATCTTTTGCCCGTCGTCGCCGCGTCGCGCTATCGCGATCTTCTGCCGAGCAAAGGTCCCGGCTCACGTGGTGGTCGTGTCGAGGCGATCCGCTTTGCCAATGGCCGCTTTCTGCGTTTCATGACTGGTGGCGGTGACGACAAATCGCGAGCCGGCTACACATCGCGCGTCTTGATCGTGACCGAAACGGACGGCATGGATAGGTCGAGCGAGACGAGCCGCGAAGCGGACAAAATCACACAGCTTGAGGCAAGGACGCGCGCCCATGGCAGTCGGAAACGCATCTACATGGAATGCACGCTTTCGACTACAGAAGGGAGGACGTGGCGCGAGTATCAAGCGGGGACCGCGAGCCGGATCGCCATCCCCTGCCCGCATTGCCGCGCTTACGTCAGCCCCGGTCGCGAGGACCTCCGTGGCTGGCGCGACGCGGCGAACGAGACGGAGGCGAAAATGCAGAGTGCCTTCCACTGCCCCAGTTGCGAGGTGCCATGGACGGAAGAGGAGCGCCAGCGGGCAAATGCCCGGGGCGTACTCGTCCACCGTGGCCAGGAGATAACGAAGGAGGGAAAAGTCACGGGTGACCCGCCGGTGACGAGCACCTTAGGCTTCCGTTGGTCGGCGGTGAACAATCTCTTCCTCACCCCGGGCGAGCTTGCCGAAGGCGAGTGGAAAGCTGCGCGCTCTGGTGATGGCGATAGCGCGGAAAAGGAGCAACTCCAGTTTGTTTGGGCGCTACCGCACGAGCCGGAGGCACTGGACGTGACGAAGCTCGAAGTGCATGGCCTCCAACGGCGGACGCGCGAGATTGCTCGTGGTGTGATCCCGGAATTGGCCAAGACCCTAACCATCGGCTTTGACGTTGGCATGTATCTCTGCCACTGGGTGGCTGTCGCCTGGCTCGATGGGGCGACCGGCTACATCATCGACTACGGCCGCGTGGAGGTCGCGACCCAGGAGCTGGGCGTGGAGAAGGGTGTGCTTCTCGCCCTCCGCGATTTCCGCGAGGCGGTGGTGGCGAAGGGTTGGCCGGTTGGCGCTGTCGGTGGGCAAGCACGGCTACCAGACCAGGTGTGGGTGGACGCCGGCTACCAGACGGACAGCGTCTATGCTTTCTGCCGTGAGACGCCGGGCCAGCGGTGGCGTCCGGCAGTTGGCCGGGGGCACGGCCAACAGCGGATTCAGAGCTACATGCGGCCGAAGACAACCGGGAATCTTGTGCGGTTCATCGGCGAGGGTTATCACCTTACGCTCCTGAGGAAAGAGCGGCTCCACCTGGCAGAGGTCAACTCTGACCAGTGGAAGAGCTGGGTACATCAGCGGCTGTCCGTCGCCCCCGACACGGTCGGAGCCCTTGCACTCTATCAGGCGCAGCCGCACGAGCATCTCGCATTCACCCAGCACATGGTGGCGGAGCGGCAGGTCGAGGAGTTTGTGGCAGGGAAGGGCGCCGTCGTCCGCTGGGAGGCGGTGAGGCGGAACAATCACTGGTTTGATGCTTTGTATCTGGCAGCGGCCGCCGGTCACTTCGCGGGCACCCGCCTGATCGAGGACCAGCGGGCGGAACCGATCAGGAGAAGAAGTCAACGGCAGCCCATCACCACGCCAGACGGGCAGCCGTTTTTGGCAACGGAGAGATAGGAGGATGGATGGCTAAGAAAAGAAGTGATTCCGTGACCCTGGAATTGAAGCTTGCGGAGGTGGACGAGAGCGCCTATCGGCCGCAGCACGTGGACGTCTCACTTTCAGTGCTCCAGGGTGATGCGCTCAAACGCCTCCGGGCGGCGCTACAGGGGGATGGTATCTGCCTGAAGAGCGGCCGCTTCGTCACGAATGCGGCGGACGCCGTCCGCTACCTGTTGGAGCAAATTGGCGAGAAGGCGAGCGCCTAAGACCTACGAACATACGGGTCCGTATGTTCTTGCAGACCTCTGGCGTCTCCCGGTAAACAATGGGGGATGCCACTCAGCTCCACGAGCACCCTCGCCCAAGTCCAAGCCGCCTACGATGACAACGCCTCCTATGAGGAAGATGGCGACGCGGCCAAGGCGCGCGCCTTCATCACCGCCTGCCGACTCCTGATCCGCCGTCTCGCACGTAGTGTCGAGAAGAGTTCGGGCTCGATTCGTCAGAGGGTTGAGCTCGAGCTGGCCCAGATCCGCGAACAGCAAGCGGCGGCGCAGGCGTGGTTGGCTGTTCATGGTGGAGCCAAGACACCGGATGGGACGACCGCCGGCGCCGGTGCCCGTTACTTCAGCTTCGAGGACTTCCGCGTATGAGCCGCCGCCGTGGAGAGCTCGACCGGATGATGGAGCAGTTCGAGAACCTGCGCTCGGACTACTCCGCCGCCAAGCAAGGACGCTTCCGCCGCCGCCGCTCCGGACTCTCGCTCTCAGGGTCGGGCGCCGATTACCACATTCGCAGCGAAGCGGACTACCTTCGGATCCTCGAATACGCCAGGGACATTGATCGTAACGACATCATCGTCGGCCAGGGCATCAACCGCCTGGTTGACAACGTCCTCCAGGACGGCATCCGCCTGGACCCGCAGACGGGTGACGAGGCGCTCAACCTCGAGCTATGGCAGCGATGGGAGGACTGGACGACTGATCCGGATGCCTGTCACATCGCCGGGGAGCTGGATTTCCTCACCATCCTCCGCCTCATCCTGCGCCACGCTGTTGTCGACGGGGACATCGTGGCTCTGCCGCTTGAGGCAGGTTCACTTCAGTTGGTCGAGGCGCACCGCCTCCGCACGCCGCGCGGCACCACGCGGAATGTCGTTCACGGTATCCTCCTCGACGAGAACCGCCGGCGCCTCGAGTACTGGCTCACAAAGGATGATATCGACCCGTGGCGGCCGATCAGCAAAGTGAGCGATATTCGCCGCTATCCCGCACGGGATGCGGATGGAAACAAGCAGGTCCTCCATCTCTACTTCCCGCGCCGCGCGACGCAGACCCGCGGGGTGAGTGCACTTGCGCCGGTGATTGACGCCACAGGGATGCACGACGACATCCAGTTTGCAAAACTTGTTCAGCAACAAGTGGTTTCGTGCTTCACAATATTCCGCGAGCGACCTGAGGATTACGCCGGTGGATCAGCTACGGGCTACGGTGCGAAGGAAACACAACTCCTTTCGGATGGGAGCAGGCGGCAGATCGAAGGACTCGGCCCGGGACTCGAGCTGAGTGGTGACCCCGGGGAGAAGCTGCACGGTTTCTCTCCTGCCGTACCCAACCCCGAGTTTTTCGAACACGCGATGATGGTCCTGACGTTCGTCGCAGTGAATCTCGATCTACCCGTTCAGGTTCTCCTCCTCGACCCGCGGGCCACGAACTTTTCGGGCTGGCGTGGTGCCATGGACCAGGCGCGGCTCGGGCTCCGGGAGAAGCAGCGTTGGCTCGCGAACGGCGTCTGTCGCCCCCTCTACCTCTGGAAGCTCCGGCAGTGGGCGGTGGAGGATCCAGCGCTCAGCCGCATGCTGGGCAAGAACCCCAACAGCAAACGCCACCGCTGGAATCCCGCCACCTGGCCATACATTGAACCGCTTAAGGATGCGCAGGCGGACAGCCACCGGCTGGAGAAGCGGCTCACGAGTCCGCGGCGCCTCCAGATGGAGCGTGGCCGGGACTGGGAGGAGGTCGCTGCGGAGATCGTCGAGGACAACGTCCTAGCCGTGGTCATGGCCAAGGAGGCAGCCAAGCAAGTCAACGAGCAGATCAAGGACGACGACCCGGTGAGCTGGCGCGAGCTACTTTCGATGGCGCCAAAGCCTCAGGTCATGGCGCCGCCAGCGGAGGGGCCGCCTGACGAGGAAACGGATGACGAAGGTAGGCCCAAGGAGGACCAGGCCGCAAAGAACGGCAATGGTCGCCTGCACCTGGAGCCAGCCAATGTTTGACTCTGTTCCCATCCCCCATCTCTCCCAGTACGTTGGCCCGTGGGCGTGCGAGGAGCGCGCCTTCGCCGAGGGGTTGGCGCATGTGCGGACGCCGGAGCTGCTCCAGGCACACATGGCCGCATACGCCGCCGCAGTTGGCAGTTCCGGGAACCCTGGCGCCTATCGCGTGACCGACGGCGGGGTAGCTATCGTCGAGCTGGTCGGGGCCATGACCAAGTACGGCTCGTCGCTCAGCCAAATGCAGTTCGGAACGGTTGGGATACGTCGGGCAGTGCGCAGTGCCGCAGCCAATGAGGAGGTCCGCGCCATCTTTCTCCTCATAGATTCCCCCGGCGGGACCGTCGCTGGGACCGGCGACCTCGCCGAAGACGTAGCCCGCGCCGCAGCGCAGAAGCCAGTCCTCGCCTTCATCGAGGACATGGGAGCGTCCGCCGCCTATTGGGTGGCCTCGCAAGCCACCCGCATCATTGCCAACGTCGGGGCGCTGGTCGGTAGCATTGGGACGTACCTCGTGGTGGATGATTTTTCTGGCCTCTACGCCCAGAAGGGCGTCAAGACACATGTCATCAAGGCCGGCAAGTTCAAAGGCGCGGGGATAGAAGGCGCGCCGGTGACGCACGAGGAGCTTGTTGAGCTCCAGCGTGTTGTCGATTCGATCAACGAGCACTTCCTCATGGGTGTGGCAAAGGGGCGGCGGATGAGCCTGGAGCGGGTGCGTGAGCTCGCGGATGGGAGAATTCACGTGGGGACGGAGGCAAAGGATCTTGGGTTGGTGGATGCGATCGATACCTACCAGGCGGCGCTTGCCGAGCTGGAGACCAAAGCAAACCGCCGCACAGCGGCAAAGGAGACGCGCATGGAGAAAACTCCAGCGAGTTATGATGACATCAAGCTTCTCTGTCCTGGGGCGGATGCCACATTCATCTGCTCACAGCTCGAGAAGAAGGCCACGGAAGACCAGGCACGGAGCACCTGGATGGAGGAGCAGAACCGGCGTGCGGAGGAGCAGAAGCGCCACCTCGCCGCTTCCGAAAAGGCGCGCATCGATGCGGAGAAGGTGGCGGCCGATGCCAAGGCCACGGCGGAGGCCAAGCGTCCAGGTGTTCAGCCGCTGAAGGACCAGGCGTCGGCTGACACAGCCGGGATGGACCCCATCGCCGATTGGAACGAGGCGGTAGCGGCGAAGGTGGGGGTTGGCCTGGCAAAGGATCGCGCCATTCGCGCGGTAGTCCATGAGAACCATGACCTCCACCAGGCATACATCGAGGCGGTGAACGTCAGCCGGAAGAAGAAAAGCGCCTGAAGCGCGCCGGAGTGCTCCAACCCAACAAAGACCAACCCTGAGAAAGGATCGAAGAGATGAGTCAGAACGTAGACACCAATTTCGGGACGTTCATTGCGGGAGCGGCCATCGGGCGCTTCCTGCGCGTCAAGCTTTCCTCGGGCAAGCTTGCAGCCGCTGGCATCGCCGACAAGGAGATCGGGACGCTCGAGGAAGATGCGACTGGTGACTTGCATGTTGTCCGTGTCCGCCTGCGGACCGCCACCGGCACGCGGAAGATGATCGCCGCCGCTGCGATCACCGCCGGTGCCGATTGCTTCACCGCGGCCGCCGGGAAGGTGAGCGTCAGCGCCTCCACCGCCTTCCTCCTCGGCTCGGCGCTCGAGGCGGCGGCGGCCGACGGCGACATCATCGAGGTCCTGCCTCACCAACTCGTCGGCGCGGCCGTCGTGTAGTCGAAAGCGGAAACAAGAGAGAAGAATCATTACTACCAACCAGGAAGAGGAGTAACAGACAATGCCTTCCCCCAAAACTTCGCTTGCGACGCTCAGGCCGGATCTCGCAAGTTTCGAGGAATTCGACCTGGCGATGGACCGCCAGGGATTCATCGGTCACCGAGTCCTGACGGTCATCGACGTGGCCAAAGCGAGCGGCGTATTCGGGCGCATCAAGCTCGTGGATCTTCTCCAAAATCGTGAGACGGCGCGCGCCCCCGGCTCTGGCTACTCTCGCGGCTCGTTTCGCTTCGACGATGAGACGTTCGCCACGAAGGAGCATGGAACGGAGGAGCCGATCGACGATGTCGAGGCGGAGATGTATGCGGAGTATTTCGATGCCGAGCAGATCTCTACCCAGCGGGCGTATGACGCGGTACTCCGCAATGCCGAGAAGCGGGTTGCTGCGGCGGTGTTCAACACCACAACTTGGACCGGCACGGGTCTCACGACAGCAGTCGGCACGAAATGGGATGTCTTCGCCACAGCGACGCCGATCACCGATGTCCTCGCGGCGAAGAAGAAGGTCTGGGATGGCGTCGGCATGTGGCCAAACGCCTTGGTCATCAGCCGCAAGGTCTTCCTGAATCTGCGGGAGTGCGCGCAGATCGTCGATCGCATCAAATACGCCGGTTTCCAGAATCCCGTTTCAAGTGAGATCACCATCGCCTCCCTGGCGCAGGTCTTCGATCTTGACATGGTTCTCGTCGCCGGCGCGGCGAAGAACACAGCGAACGAGGGCCAGGTGGCGGTAATCGCTTCGGTCTGGTCGGATACCCTCGCCATGATCTGCCGCATCGGCAATACAAGTGACTTCAAGGAGCCGTGCATCGGCCGGACGTTCCACTGGAACGGCGATGGGAGCGACATCGATGGCCGTGTCGAGACCTATCGCGATGAGACGATTCGCGGAGACGTTGTGCGCGTCCGCCACCAGGTGGAGGAGAAAATCCTCTACAAGGAGTGCGGGCACCTGCTCAATACCATCACCTAAGAGCCACCAGGAGTGGCCGGCGTTTCGCCGCCAGGCGCCGGCCACTTTGAACCATGAGCCAACTCGAAGATCAGCTTACAGCCTTTGCCCCGGTCGCGATCGCGCAGATGGGTGATGCCATAGACTACCAGGCGCAGCCAGATAGCGGTCCGCAGGCAGCGCAATCCCTCAGCGCCATCGTCTACGAGACGAGCATCATGGATGTCCAGGCACTTCCCGGTTTCAGCGCGCAGCGCGGCCGCCTACCGATCTATGTCCAGATCGAGACGTCGGCGCTAGTGACGGTGCGAGAGAGCCGCGACCGCGTGAAGTGGAAGGGAGAGGAGTATGTGGTGGCCAAAGTGCAATCGAAGGAGGGCGGCGTCTGGACGCTGCTCTGCGTGTGAACCGTGCCTGAAATCCGCGCCCTAGTCCTCGACCGCGCCGTCCTCCGCCTTCTTCAGTCGATACCGAAGGAGGCGAACGCCGAATACAACCGCTCGCTCCGCACTATCGGCGGGCTGTTTATGCGGAAGTTCACTTCGGAGCGACTCCGCAAGGGCGTGATCGAGGTCCACCGGAAGGGTAGCCCGAAACGCGCGGGACTCTTCATCCCGCTCAAGGCGCGTCTTGCCGGCTTCACCGGCCGCCTGGAGGGACAGAAGGGCCTTGAGCGGAAGAGGGTCCGCCTAGGTACTCGCAACCCCGTGATGATCGCGCATGAAACGGGGGCGATCATCCGCCCGATCCGTGCAGAGTACCTGCGTCTGCGCTTCCGGACATTCGCCATCGCCACGAGGGCGGAAGGAATCAGTTTCATCTTTTCGAAGCTCGTCCGCCTCCCGGCACGCCTCGGCTTCATCGCCACCTGGCTCGGCTTCCAGCCAACGGCGCGCTTCGAGCTGGAGAAGGCGCTTGATCGCTCACTCAAACGGGCAAGCGCCAACGCCCAGCGCGAGGCGCGGAAGGCCGAGTCGCCTTTAGCTGGTGCCTTGGGCCGTGCGCTCTCGAGGATCGCCTCATGATCGAGCGCGCGCATTCAGAAAACATCCTCGCCGCCGTGGAGGAGGCGCTCAGCCAGATCAGCGAGTCGGCGGGGAAGAGTTTTACGCCACGGAAGGTTGCACGCTATGACCGCGACACCAACCCGCTGGCCGACGCCCCGTCGATCGAGATCTCCCGCGCGTCGGAGGTGAAGGGCGAGAGCGAATTTGGCGGGAATGATTTCGCCGTGGAGCTCGAATTCGATTTGCTTATCACCATCTACGAGGAAGCAAACGCGCTGGAGCCGACAGACATTCTCATGTCCAAGGCGAGCCACGACGTGGAGGAAGCGCTCAGCAACATGGATTGGCCTGGGCTCCGGGCGTTCCTCCGGAGCATCCAGACTGAACCTTTCTACGCCCGCGAAGTGAATGAGATCGCCGATGGCGTCGCCATGCGTGTCATCTGCAGCTGGACAGTGGATCGGTCGGACTTGGCAAAATCCATAAGCTGAAAGTTAAGGAGTGACACATGCGCCCGAATCGTAGGCAGCTCGCAACGAAGACCGAGACGACACCGGGTACTGCCATTGCCGTGGCCGCGGCCGATGTGCTCGTCCGCATCCGCCAGGACTCTGCGCCCTCTCCCGAGGTCGATCGAATCGAAACGGAGGAGGTCCAGGCCACAAGCTCGAAACGCCCACCACTTATCGGCACGCGGCGCTTGCCCTTCAACTGTAGCTATCTCCTTCGCGGGCCCGGGAGTGTGAGTACCGCGCCGGCGGTCAAGCCGCTGTTCGAAGCTGGCATGCTCCTCCAGGAGACGGTGAAGAAGATCTCTATCGGCGCGATCACCGGCGGTCCACTCAAGGACGGGGAGACGATCACCGGCGGAACGTCGGGCGGCACGGGCAAGGTTTTCCGCGATACCGCTACCGGCGTAACCACGCTCCGATACATTCCCATCAGTGGCACGCTCGTAAGCGGCGAAACGCTGACTGGCGGCACGTCTGGTGCCACCTGCTCCACCAGCTCGACACCGTCGGACGACGGCAAGCGCTATCGCCTCACCGACTCCTCCTTCAGCGGTGGCGACTCTCTTCATCATGTCACAGGGAAATATTTCCTCGACGGTTACGCCTGGACCGGCCGCGGCTGCCTCGGCGAGCTGAGCCTTGACTTTAAGAACGGTAACCCCGTTGTCGGCCGCCAGGCGTTCCAGGGGGGACTGGAGGCGGTGGGCGATGCCGCGCTCTTGGTCGTCCCAACCTACCCAGAGGAGTCGATTGCTGCACCGCGATTCAATAACGCCGGTCTCTTTCTCGGGAGCTATGCGCCGACCGACCTGGTCGAGATGACGCTCCAGTTGCCGCTCGGTCTCTTCTTGCGTGAGGACGCGAACGACGACTCGGCGGACGGCATTCTTTTCGCCGACTACAACCGCGGTGTGCCAACCATTACCTTCGAGCCGGCGATGGTGAAGGCCGCGACCTTCGACTACTTCACGACGCTCTTTAACGGTACAAAGTTCGCCATGAAGTGGCACGCGGGGACGATAGCTGGCTCCATCTGGGATTTCTTTGCCGACGAGTGTCAGCTCCACTCGGGCGGTGCGTCGAGCCGCGAGGACCTGGCGACCATCCCCATCGAAATTGGTCTCTACGGTACGGACAATAACGAACTTTTCATCTGGCAGCATTGAAAGGAGGAGAGTTTGGCGATTCTCAGACGACCGGGGACGTTGGTGGAGATGGAGCTCCCTTCAGATATCGATGAGCCGGATGACGAGCGGACGATTGTCGCGATTCGCGTCCCCGATCAGGCGTTTCGGCGCGAGATGGAGCGGAAAGTGCGGCTGGCTGAAAGATCGAAGAGCCAGGTGGTTACGGACGATGCCATGCGCTGGGTGCTCGGCAAAGCAATTCAGGGGATCAAGAACGTGCGAGTGATCGGCGAAGATGGACAGGAAAAACCGTTCGTCATCGAGCGCGAAGGAGATCAGCTTACGCAAGTATGTTACCAAGAACTCACTCCGATCGTCGGCGAGCTAATCAACCTGATCGTCCAGAGTGGGAGGGTCACGGCGCGTGAAAGAAAAAACTCCTTGTCGCCTTCGCCGTAGCCACTGAGCGATGGTGGGATGACGGAGGCGAGATCTACTGCGAGCGCTGCGGCGCTGGCGAAGGACAAAAGTGTAAGAGGTGTCATGGCGTCGGATCATACGAGCTCAAAGGGAAGTGGCAGCGGTGGCTCAGGTCGGACGATCCGGAGGATGTATTCGACACCGTCCGCCTCTGCTACTCCCTCAGCGAGCGCCCGCTCATTCCGAGCGAGTATCTGGACCAGCCGGCGAAGTTTTTCGACGCCCTCAACTTCCTCAGCCCGTTCTTTGCCCACTACCGGGAGATGATGACACGAACAACGAGATCGACGAGCAATGGCCGCAACGAAACTTGAAGTTCTGATCGCCCTTCGAGATGCCCTCACCGGCGGGCTCAACTCCGCACAGAAGACAGTCGTTAGCTTCGCCACGTCTGCGCGCCGGCATCTTCAAAGCCTGAGCCGTTCGTTTTTCAACATACGGACGGCCATCGCCGGTGTGGCGCTGGCCTTCACCACCGGCTTCGCAGCGAAGGGTATCGCGGCCGCCGCCCAGCTCGCTGGTGAAATCGACAGCTCGCGGCAAGCATTTACCCGCTTGTCGGAGACCGCCGGATCGAGTGCCGATGGCATACTCGTGGCCATTCGCCGCGCGAGCGAGGGGACGATCTCCGACCTTGAACTCATGCGCCAGGCGAATCTCGGCCTGCTCCTCGGCATCGCCAGGACGCCAGTGGAGTTCGAGAAACTCGTCCAGATCTCAACCGTACTTTCCCGCGCCATTGGCATCGATGCGGTCACCGCTTATGAGAAGCTTACTGTTGCCATCGGCCGGCAATCGGACCTCCGCTTGGATGACCTCGGCATCATCATCTCCGTGGAGGAGGCGAACAAGAAATACGCCGCATCCCTTGAGAAGGACGTGGAGCAGTTGACAAAGGCGGAGAAGACGCAGGCCTTCTTAAACGCCACGCTCGAGAACGCCGACAAGCTCCTGGGTCGCCTGAGCGGGCAGGGGCGGACGGCAAAGACCTCCTACGACCAGTTCATCGCCAGCGTCAAGAACCTGCGCGATCAGGTGATCTCCGCGCTCTCTCCCGCGCTGATCGATCTCTTCGATGAGCTGCGTGAGCTTCTCCGCGTGAGTGCCCCGGGCATCGTCGAGGGCATCGGCCGAGTGCTGATCGAAGTGGACAAGGCGCTGCCATCACTGAAAGCTGGCGTCGAGCTTCTTTTATCTGGCTTGAAAGGGTCGCAGTCTGTCATCGATCGATTGATCATTGGCTTCAAATCTTTAAAACTAGCCGCATTAGAGTTTGGGGATCTAACAAAAGACCTTCCCTCCATATTTACCATTAGACTAGGCTCCGCCGGAGGGACGAAAGAGCAGCGCGATAGCGACATAGCGGCGCTCAAGAAGGAAATCCTCGAGCTCGACGCGGCGCTGGGGGATGCGAAGACGCCAGCCGCCGAGCTCGCCGGCGAAATGGGATCCCTCGCGCGTGCCGGACAGACGCTGATTGACAATGCTGCCGAGCAGCGGAAGGCACTTGAGGCTCTTGGCGGGGCTGCCCGCGGTGCGGGTAAGGACCTCCGAGCGCTCTACCGAATCACGCCGCCGCCGCTTCCGCAGCCTTCGCCGTTGCCTCTTGGTGTGACGCCGGAGGACGTCCTGCGCGCGGCTAACGCCAGGTTCGGGGCCGGCCCCCCCGGCGCCCGCCGCCCTGAGCTCAGTCTGGAGGAGGTGACAGGTGGGCCGCAGATCCGGCCGCCTCCGCGTGAAGTCGTAGGCACCCGCCTGGGAGGCGAGCAGATCTTTGCCGATGAGTTGAGCGCGGCCGATGAGCTGAAGAAAGCGCAACTCGGACTCAGCTCTGGCCTGGAGGAGCTACGGAAGAACTGGAGCGACAGCTTCGCCCAGATGCGTCAGGCGACGATCGCCCTCGGCGAGTCGATCACCACGAATTTAACCGATTCGTTTGTCAGCATCCTCGATGGAACGAAGAGCGCGAAAGAGGCGTTCCGCGAAATGGGGATAAGTATCCTGAAGGACCTCCAGCGGATTATCGTCAAGCTAATCGTCGTCAAGATCCTACAGACGGCCATAGGGGCTACTGGTGGCGGGGCTGGCGGAGGGACTGGGCTTCTTGGGCTAATCGAAAGACTGAGGTATGGTCAGCACGGCGGTGTCTTCTCTCGCCCGACCCTCATCTCCGAGCGCGGGCAACTTGAAGCGGCGGTGCCCTTGCCGAACAACCGGCGGATCCCTGTGGAGCTCCGCGGCGCCGTCGGCGGCGGGCTGACGCTTAACTTCGCGATCTATGCGATTGACGCGCGGAGCTTTGACGAGAAGGTGATCCAGACCATTGGCCGACGAGTGAAAGAGGTGAGTGGCCTCGTTGCCAAGGGCTACCAGGACCATCCAGGCGTGAGGGGGAAGTACCGATGAGCCTCCTCACTTTCGCCCCAGCGGTCAATCCAAGCTTCGGCGAGCCGGAAGACATCCAATGGCCGCACATCCGCCAGGAGCCGATCAAGCCCTATGACGTGGTCATCCCCACGGCCATCCGAAGCGAACGGTTCATCCCCGTCCTCTGGAAGGCGGTGGCCGAGGATGTCCTCAATTACATCGAGAGTTTCTTTGACGAGATCCTCGGTCCGTCGTCTGCCTTCCTCTGGACGCCACCCGACCGTATCCGAAGCCCGCTTCACCGCGGACCGGATCTCGATCAACTGACGATTGCCGGCGCTCCGGGCAGCGATCGCAACTACCGCGTCCGCTACACCTGGTTCGACCCCACGACGAGCCAGGAGACGAAACCAAGCCCCGTCAGCACATTCACCGCGCAGGCGGGGAAGGTGTTGACCGTCACCGTTCCAACGTTTCCGAACACGGTCAAAGCCTTCCGCGTTTACGCCGGGACGGTTGTCGGCGACGAATGGCGGCAGGCGGCGCATTCGACCATCCGCACGTGGCAGGAGCCGCTGGCGGGACTGATCACAATCACGTCGCTGGCGCCAACCTCGAATACACTGAAGCCCGCCCGGCAGTTCAGGATGGTCGGTGGCCTTAGGAAAAGAAAGATCTCGGCCGGACGCTGGGAACTCGCCGCGCAGTTCCAGGAGGAATACTCCTGATGCCTCCACCCCCGGCCTTTACCCTGAGCGACTTCCTCGTGGCTCGCGCCCACGCGCGCCAGCAGCCGAGCGCCTGGGTCAGTTTCTACGAACTGGAACTCCCGGATGGTACGTTCCAGCGCTACGTCAGTCTCATGGATCAGAATTCGGGTGCCAGCCTGCCGGACCGTATTCCGTTTAACGGCGCCGAGTGGACGGTGGGGAAGATCGTGCGCGGGCAGCTCCAGGAGTCGGGCGATGGTTCGAATCTTACCTTGGATCTCACGATTTCCGACATGAAACATCAGGGCGCGGCTCTCCTCCGTCTCTACGACGGCCTAGAGGGTCAGCCGCTCCGCATCTACTCGACGACCTACGATGCACTTGGCACGCCCGCCGATTCATTCCTCGAGGAATACGAGGTCGTCGCCGGCCACGTCGGCCAGGGACCGGACCAGGTGCAACTCACGGTCGGTCACGGCAACCTCTTCGAGCAGCGATTCCCTCAGACGCTTTACGAGAGGAAATGCTTTAATGCCTGGCAAAAGCGCTTCGTGCCGAAAAATCCGTGCCACTACCCATCAACTGAATTTGGGCCGTCGCATGAGCAGAACCTCCTCGCCGGTGGCGCCATAGGAATCCGCACGGTCAAGAACGGCTGGCAGACGCAGCAGGCGCTCCGCGCAAGCACCTTCGCGATCAACCGCCTTTACCCTCATGAGCTGGCGCTCGTCTCGAGCACGCAGAAGCTCGCCTGGCTCGACGACGATCGGTATGGCCCCTACTTCTTCCGTCTCCTCTCCGGCGACTTCGACGCCCATACGGTCGTGACCATGCGCGTGACCACCCGCCTCGGCTGGGCCGCCGGTCTCCTCATCCAGGACGAGGCGGCGGCGATCAACCTGGCGCTCGATGTCCTGACCGAGCCGCAGCAGATCGCCGATTCGAACTGGCTCTTCTGGGGCCGCGCCCGCCGGCCGAGCTCCTCGCTCAGCGACTTGATGAGCCGGAAGACCCTTTCGAACGTTTCGACGACTGTTCGCTACCAGGTGGAGGACACGCGGGTCCGGTTGAAGCGTGTTGGCACGAGCTGGAGCCTCTACTCAAGGCCGGACGACGTCGCGGCCTGGATACTACGGGCGACGGAAACACTGACGTTGCCATCGGCCGTGCGAATCGGGCTCGTCCTGGCGGCCGACACCGACGAGCAAGTCCAGTGTGGTGTGAGCTCTGACTATCTGCGCTTCACTTCTGGCGGCGAGCTACTCTGCGATCGAACGAAGGCAAGGTGCCGGCAGCTTCAGAACCTGAAACAATTCAATGGCTTCGAGGGCATCCCAGATGACCGTGCTCGTTTCTGACCTCAGTCCGATCGTCGACCGCATTCTCGGCCGGAGCTTCGGTTGGGGTGCTTGCGGACCGACGCACTTCTCTTGCCTCGGCCTCTGGCTCCATGTGGTAGAGCGGGCGACCGGCATCCGGATCGACGATCCTTATGCGGCGGCCGCGGATGGCAAGGTTGCGGCGTTATGGGAGCGTGTCGCGCGTATTGACGGCTACGATCGCCTACAGCCGCTCGATGTCATTTATCAAGAGCCGCGGTTGCCAAAAGATTTGCCGGGTGTCAGTTTTGTCGAGAGTCCTTTCTGGGCAGTTGCATCGAGCATTCGTCTCGGCGTCCACCGCCTCCCACTTCAGGAGGCGCTTCGACCATTGCCCGTGGTCTATCGCCTGAAGGAGCTCGTGTGATTACCGTGAGCTGGGTTCATAACATCCTCGAGCACCCTGAAAAGACGGAGGAATACCTCTGTCCATGGGAATCAGAGAGACGGGTACGCGACTACCTGCCGCAGGCGTTCGGCGCCGATCGCGGCCACGTTGTCATCCTCAATGATCGGGCGCTGACTGGTTTGGAGGTCGATCGGATCAAGCCGCACGATCGATCGCGCATCTGGCTCGGGTCATTCCCTCAGGACCCCGCAACGATCACCGTCCTTATTGTCCTACTCGCAGTATCGATTGGTGTGAGCTACGCCATCCAGGCGTTGACCGCGCCGCCCTCGCTGGGGAAGACACGAAATGAGGAGGACAGTCCGAGTCGGAATTTCGAGGGGATCCAGGATACGTTCGGAACCGGCGTACCCGTCCAGTGGATCTTCGGGAAGGTGCGTGTCGGTGGACACATCCTCTCGAGCTTCGAGCGTTTACCGCATGGGGAAGACGTGCCTGATGGCGTGACCGTCCTTCAGACGCTCATCTCCTGGGGCCGCGGTCCCTATAAATCAATCGGCAGTTTTCAAATCAACGGCAACGCCCTGGCAAATCTTCCGCAGGTCGCGACGACGACGCGCCTCGGCACCTACGATCAGGCGACGATCGATGGCTTCGGCGAAGTGCTCCAGGAGGTGGTCTATCGCACGCCCCTTTCAAAGGCAGAGGGCGAGCTCCGATTCTCGACTATCCGGGAGGTCGAAGGCTTCGAAGTGATCTTTCGTTTCCCGCGTGGTCTCTTCAAACTCGACGTGGAGACGGGGAAGAAACAGTTCCTCGACGTCGAGTTCCAGGTTGAGGCGTTTGAGATCGGCGGTCCGGGCTACAAACTGTTCCGAAAGTCCGTGAGTGCGAGGACGGCCAATCCGTACAAAGTGATCCTGCGTGTCGCTGGACTCGATCTCGCACGTTACGACATTCGAGTTGTACGCCTCACGCAGGATGATGACCAGCAGGGAACGGGGTCGAATTTCGTGAGTACCTCCGAGGTCTTCGCCATCAGCGAGCTCACGACCGATGAGGGAAGTGCCAACCCAGGCCTGGCGCTCACCGGCTTTTCTCAGGTGCCGTCAGCCCAACTGAATTCGAGCGTGCCCACCACCTATACCGCTCTCATTGAGGGCCTTACTGACATCCGCGTTTATTCCTCCGATACGGCATACACCGAGCAGTATACAGAAAACGTTGCCTGGTGTTGCGCCCGCTTCATCTGTGATCCAGAGAACGGAATGGGTGAGCGCTATAGCTATGAGAAGAACATCGATATCCCAGCCTTCCGTGCCTGGGCCGCCTACTGTGACACGCAGGTTCCGAACATGAAAGGGGGCTTCGAGGTGCGGGCGCCAATCGGCAAGGTTCAAGACTCGCAGGAGAATGCCCAGGACATCCTTCAGATTTTTCAGCAACTCGGGGATGGCATCGTCCTCAAGGAGGGCCGGCGCTGGACAGTGGTGATCGATCAGCGGGATGAGCTCGTATGGATCGCCAATCCAGCGAACATCTTTCCAGGCACTCTGAAATACACCTACGTGCGGAAGGCGGAGCGAGCAAACCGCCTCCATCTGACTTTCCAGGATGCCGAGCGCGACTATCAACGCGAAAGCCATCCGGAGGAGCTGCCAGATCTCGCCGATGGCGAGCGCTATGTCGATGCCCAGCGTGACCTCTTTGGCGCGACGCGGCGGAGCCATGTGGCACGCCAGGGCGTGCGCTTCCTCCTTTACAACAAACTGGCGAAACGGCGGGTGGAACTCGAAGCGGGGATCGACGCCATTCGCGTCCGTCCAGGACGGCTCTTCGGCCTCAACCTCATCACCGTCGGTGTGGGTCTTGCTGGCGGTATCCTCCTCGAAGTGGACTCGACAGGCACGCGCCTGCGCCTGGATGAGGAGGTGAAGCTTGAGGCGGGGAAGATCTACGAGATTTTTGTCCAGCATGAGGGGGACAAGATCGACCAGAAGCG